GTAGGTCAGTTTATTGGAGATCTCAAGTCCCTCGAAGCATTGTCTCAGGCACTTGTAGAAGGCTCGGCAGCAGCTGCTAAAGTTGTTTTCGTAGTATCACCCTCAAGCACCACTAAGCCACAGACACTGGCGACAGCAGGCAACGGAGCCATCGTTCAAGGACGACCAGATGACATAGGTGTAGTACAGGTAGGTAAGACAGCAGACTTTGCTACAGCCTACCAGCTTATGCAACAGTTAGAGAGGAGATTGAACGAAGCATTCTTGATCCTGTCAGTAAGAGATAGTGAAAGAACTACAGCTCAAGAAGTACAGATGACACAGATGGAGCTGGAGCAACAACTCGGAGGACTCTTCGGATTGCTTACAGTTGAGTTCCTAGTACCTTACCTCAATAGAAAATTAGCTGTGTTCCAGAAGACAGGTGAGATACCACGTATACCAAAGGGTATGGTACGACCTATCATCGTAGCTGGAATCAACGCACTAGGAAGAGGACAAGACGTACAAGCACTCGGTCAGTTCTTACAGACTATAGCCCAGACAATGGGACCAGAAGCTATACAGCAATATATAAATCCTGATGAACTCATCAAGAGACTTGCAGCTGCACAAGGTATAGATGTACTAAACCTCATCAAGAGCATGCAAGAAATAGAAGGAGAGAAGCAAGAAGCTATGGCACGACAAGCTGAGATGGAAGCTATCAAAGCTACCCCCGGTGTTATGAAAGCTCCAATGCTAGACCCTTCAAAGAATCCACAACTCGCACCACCTGAGCAAGCATAATGGCAGAAACATTAACGTACGAAAACACACAAGAAGTCACCACGATTGACAACCTCAATGCAGAGGAGCAAGAGTCTCTCAAGGTAGGCGAAGCTATGGAGGAGGCACAAGAAAGCCTCCTTGCTGGCAAATATAAAGATGCACAAGAACTGGAGAAAGCCTATGTCGAACTCCAGAAAAAACTTGGAGAAGGCTCTGAAGCTAGCGGAGATACTGAGCAAGCTACGGATGAAGTCCAAGAAGAGTCACAAGATACAGAAGATAAGGAAGAAACTGACGGAGAAGCTCCGGACTTTGCCTTCCTAGATACACTGTATGATGAAGCTACATCTGGTAAGGATTACACTAAGGAAACTATCGAACAGTTATCCAAGATGACAACCGAACAGGTAGCTGACATGCACCTACGATGGGTCAGAGACGCATCAGAAAGATACATAGAAAGACCTCCTGATTTTACAGAGCAAGATGCTGCTGAATTAAAAGGAGTAGTAGGAGGAGAAGCTAACTACAACAACATGATAGAGTGGGCAAACCAAAACCTATCTGAAAAAGAGATAGATATGTTTGACTCTGTTATGGAGAAAGGAGATACAGCTTCAGCATTCTTTGCTGTCAAATCTTTAGCCTACAGATACAACGATACAATAGGAAAGGATGGACAGATGATTACAGGCACAGCTCCTAAGTCTGACGGATCAACATTCCGTAGTCAGGCAGAAGTAGTCAAGGCTATGAGAGATTCAAGATATGATAGAGACCCTGCATACAGACAGGACATACAAGATAAGTTATCAAGATCTAACATTAATTTCTAATGGCTACACTAAAATTTAAACCAGATGAGTTGTTAAAGAAAATGCGTGTAAATAAATACACAGCTGATATGCTCATCAAAAGTAACCAGCAAGATGTAGCAGCGGACACAGGTAAGATGGCTGCTGACTGGTACAAAAATTGGAAGAAAGAGAATGGATTACCTAGTGATTCTAATGCCTTACCTCCAGTAGACTCTGTACCTACATGGGCTAGACCTCATCTATTTCCACGAGCTGAAGCACGTGATGGTATGAAGATTGCTAAGGGTAAAAAGAAAAGAAATGCACAAAGAGCTTATGAAGACTTTGTAAGAGACAGTCAAAACATGCCTTTAGATGAATCATTTAAAGATCTCAGAAGAGGAATAGATAGAGAAGGACTTGACATCATGAAGGATGTACTAGGTTTAGATGAAGCCTAGTAATACAGTGGCGACCCGAATCGCATCGTCCTCGCCAGATGTATACTACCCAACATGAACTCATGATTACTACCGAATACGGTAAACAAAACATTTATCCAAACGAACCACCCTTACAATTATT